TGTTTTATCCCGACCATTCTTTGTATAAGCTCGGTACTGTACTCTAGTGCCAAACAACGGGTTTACTTTAAATATTGTTACGATGGTTGCATCAGTCGTTTTAAACAAATGGGTTGCTACATCATCTACTCTATCTTCGGCAATACTAGGTAACTTTTGACTCTCTTTATAAGTGCCAACAATTAGTTCTTGATTGTCATAAATAATATAACCACCAAACGCCAACACCGCCATCAAAATAACTGCAAACAGCTTAAATGGGGAGTCTACATACGCCAGTACTTTAGATAGGGCATCGTCTGGTTTTTTAATCATTCTTTACTTTGTTTAGTCTGTAAATTATATTTTTAGCCTTTAAAGATGCATCTTCATAATCAATTGCATATATAGTCTCAAACGTTTCTTGCCCATGCTCATCAATCATATCTATTTGCCAAAATTTACCTAACTTAAATGGTTTTATAGATTTAATTTCAATCATCGCCAACGACCCCATGTACATTCGTACGCTATCCAAGTTGCAAATATGTAACATAGTGCCATCACGCTTTTCATCACCCGCCTGTCGTGTTGCTCTAAATATTTATCTTGGCGTTCTTCCCATTGCTTTCTAGCCTTAATGCCCTGTATTTCTTCCCAAGCCTTACTGCCGTATTTCTTAGTAATTTCTTCTTTAATATTTTCTTCAGACTGCTTGGCTAACATCAGCCTTTGAAACTCATCTACCGCCTCAATAATTGTCGTGGTATCAGGACTTACTTCTCTTGAATTCTTTCTTAATGCCGCCCTTTCTTTTGCCGCCTTATCCGCTACTGCCAGTACACCATCAATTGCTTTACTAAGTTCTTCAGATGCCTTTACCGACTCATTAAGAGTCTTTGTGACCTGTTTCGTGCCATCTATAATTCCAAAAGGATCGGGCATGATTCAATTTAAAATACCTCTCCGCCAGCGGCAGGAACAGATGTAGCATGAATTGATATATGCTGTCTAAGGTTTAAAGGAGCATTGCAGTCTGAGCAGACATCAGCTTGCAGTTCGGACTCATCTAGGTCGTAGCCACAAGCCGAACACACCACTTCTATTTCGTGGTGCGGCTCAATCAGTCCACCTTCTAGGGTTCTAGCTTCTATTGTTTGTTTCATGTTTTAGCTACTCCAATGCTTGGATTTTTGCTGTCAAGGCAGCAAGTTCTGCCATGAGTTGTTCTTTTGTTGGGGTAGGCTTAATTGGCTCAACATACGCCGCCGCACGAGCTTCTAACTCAGCAATCTCTTCAGCCGTTAAATCAACCTGAGTGATTTCACCTGTACTTACGTCACATACTATTTTGTGCATGATAAATCCTTATATGTAAGCAATGTTTATTTGACCGTTATCGAATGTGTCAGTCCCGTTGACAGTAGTAATACGAACTCGGTCTAGCACGGCAGAAAGAGCTTTAGAACCACCAGAGGTAAAAGTGCTATCGCCGCCGTCAGAATCTGCAAAGACGCCCGACGCAGCCCAAGTATTCGTACTCGAATTTACAAGTGTAATAGTCATGCTCCCACGCAACCGCTCACTTGCTGTCTCGGACTTAATAAGGAATCCAGAGGCAGAGTTTGCACCGCTTAATGAACCAGAAAATAGATGGCTACTTGCACTTGTGTACGCGCTCGTTTCAATGCCTCCAGAATCGCCCAATTGAATCAGTTTTCGAGAAGAACCGTTTGTGGAAACACCATCAAAAGAAACCACAATTTGTTTTACTCCAGCAGGAATACCAGTGAAGTCAATACTTGTGCCGGAGGTTGAAGCAACAGGGGTACCAAGAGTAAATCCAGCAGCTATAGTTGTCCAAGTGGGTAAGCCTGATCCTGCACTTGTAAGTACTTGTCCGTTAGTTCCAGCCGCACCAGCTAAAGTTAAAGCTGTTGTTAAATTTGCTGATGCAATTGTCGGCGCTGTTAGTGTTTTATTAGTAAGCGTAGTTGTACTTGCCGCCGTGACGATGTTACTTGGGGTAATAATTCCAGATAGGGTTGCCATAACTTACTCCGTAGGTTGTGTAGGATATACGACTGTCCAAGGAAAGCCAGACTGGGCTGGTACATCTCTAAGCGCTTGGCAATAGTCTTTCCATGCCTGTGATGGATTCATATCGCTACGAAAGCGCCAGTCGGTTTCTGCTAGTTTGTCGTCTCTTGTTTGACGAACTGACTTGGCTTGCTCGGCATCTTTGGCGGCTTTGTAAGCTGCTTCGTTTTCGGCTGCGGTCTTAGCTGGCTCGGTTTCTGTAGCAGGAGTGTCTGTAAATACTGGACCAAGGACGTATTTTGTGTACCATTTACCACCTACTTGTTCTACGCCAGCACGTTGGCTATATTGGTATACCGTACCGCCAGTAGCTTGAGCACCCTCAAAAACAACGCTTGCACCTAAAGCCTGTAATACTTCATCATTGGTTTGGTTCCATGATGCTCCAGTTGTTTCTTTTATGTGGCTCCGAAATTCACTCTCGTACATTACAGCGCCAGTTGAACGAACTCTAATTAACATAATTTATCCTTTAAGCTATTTGTTTGCCATAGCTAAATCCAAACTTATTATGTTTAGACCGCCATTCTACAGTTGATTTATTAATTCCCAAAACTTGTGCAGCCTGTTTTGCTGTATCAAAATATCCATTTGGAGTTGTAACGCCAATGGCTTTGTAATGATTTGCGCCACCAATAGCTAACGAAATTTTAGCTTTTACTTCTAGTCTGTGCATAACATTGTTTAGCCCCTTAGCGTAGTCATGCGGTCTACCTTTGGCGGCTTGTGATTTTTTGCGTTTTGTTTCTTCAGTATCAGGTTTTCCAATGTTGCCATCTCTTACATTGTGTTTGCCTTGCCCAATAAAAACATTACCCACAGAATACGAACCCTTATCGCCAATACGACACATACAGTATTTATCTGCGCCACGCCCACGCTCATCCCATTTGCCTGAATCAAGCCAAATTTGTTTCCATTCTTCAAAAGTTAAAACAACTTCAATTCCACGCTGTTTAGCGTTTGATTTCTGCTGTGTATATGCTTTAAGGTATAGGTCTTTAGTCATGCTCAACTCACAGCCAAAAAGATGAATGTACCGCCTGACGCATTAATAGCAGCAGGAGCAGTAGAGCTTATCTCAAATCCAGAAGATGCTGGGTCTATATAGTCTGTGTTGGTTACTTCTGCTGCATCAGAGTTGGTCAACCAATAAGGATCGTCACCGCTTATAATTCCTCTAGCTGTGTCCCATACATACCAGTCGCCAGTAGAGTCGGTACGCTTAATTAACACAAATCTTGCCCCACCAGTAAACCCGCAGTTAATCGTCTGTGCTGCGGCTGTACCTGTGTAAGATCCAACTTTAGAAACCCCAGCAAGCGTAGCAAATAGGTAGGCTACATAGGTTGCTGGAGGACTAGTGTTTGTGGTTTGCAAGTTGTCAATAGTAAACGTGGTGGCACTTGGCGTAGTATTTGCCCATGCGTCTGACGTAGAAGAAGCAGCATCGGTATTTAACAGCAGCACTTTTGTGTTCCCTAACGCAGCGCAATAAATAGGCCAGCCAGTTGCTTGATATGTATCTGTACGCTGTTTAACAATAATTAACTCGGGCGCTACACCAAGATTGTGCGTAATAATTCTACCAACATTCCCGTCTCCCGTATAGCAAACCTCATCAAAGAAGCTGGGGGCGCGGTCAAACAGGTAATTAATATATGTGTTTGCTGATGCGTTTGTTATAGTTGATGTAGTGCCTACTTTTACGCCATCCATTACATCCCAAGGATTGGCTTGTAAAATAGTAGTTCCTGCTGCAACTTCGGCTGCTGTAGTAGATGTAACAAGATACCCAGTACCAGTTAATCTTGATGAAAATAAACTAGCTACTGCTGAACCACGATTCTTAACTAACACGGCATCGGACACACCAGCCGATCCAGTTACTGTGGCATTTGCACCTGTTCCAGTTCTAGCATTTAAGCCAAACACACTAGTACCAGTGGTAGGCGTTTTCATTGGCCCTCTACGGATTGCCATGTAGATGTAGGTTGCTCCGTTGGTGTTGACTTCACCACTGTTGTCAGTTATTTCAAAACCAGTTGCAGTTGGTGAAAGTCGGTTAGTTGCACCTTCTGCGTCTGAAGTGTTTGCAAATAAAGTTTTGTCCCCAGTGCCTGATGTATTGACATCCATACCTCGCATATTGTCAATAATTACCCAACCTTCGCCCGATGTAGTAGCCCTCTTAATCATCAACCATTGAGGCTCATACCCAAGCGTTACTACTGGACCAGTAGCACTTCCATTGCCTGTATAGCTACCACAACTAATCACATTATCTGTTCCTGCTGTACCAAATCCACCAGCGTCATGGGCGAATAGGTAGGCTACCATTGTTTGACCAGATTGATTTACTGCCCCCTCGTCACCAACAGTAAACTGCGTGGATGTTGGAGCAACGTAACTAGTGTTATTGCCAAATACGTTGGCAATTGCTGAACTTGTCTGTGCAGCAGTTGTATTTAGTACAATTCTGTTTCCCGCAGTAAGACCTCTATGCCAGGTTTGCCAAGCTCCTGCAGCACTAATATTTTTAACAATAACACAGCCAGGCGTTGAACCAAGTGAGTGAGAAATGTTTTGTGTTGTTCCATTACCAGTATAAGTAACTACATCAAAGAACTTAGCTTGTTTACGGAATGTCCAAGAGCAATAAGTTGCAGCATTTGTATTTGACTTAGCTAAAGAACCAAAAGAAAATCCATTAGTGTTAAATGCAGTTATTGAGTCTGCATTTGAACTTTGACCGCCAGTATCATTTGTTTCAAGAAATACCCCTGTTCCTCTTACTGTATCAGATATAACATGAGATAACGCATCAGACCTGCTTTTTTGCCAAACCATTCCACCTTTAGTGGATAAATCTATGCCATTGGTAATGGTTTGTGTAGAGCCGTTGCCTGTATACAAGTAAGTAGAAAATACATCCTCGATGTAGTTGGCTGCCGTTTGTTGGGCAAACTCACCAAAGCCTTGAGCCGATGCTGCACCTCTAGTTTGTACTAATGGCATGGGTATCCCTTAAGCAAACTTGGTTTGTGAGGCAAAAACCGTAAATGCGGCACTGCCTGTTTTAACAATGGTGTACATATAAACATCTACGCTAGACGCATTACCTGCTGCTGGCGCTGTGCCACCTTGGTATTTAGGAGTAACCGTTGATCCATCCACTTGTACTACGTTGTTGTAATAAGCCGTAGCGCCTTGAGTTACCAAAAACGCAACCGTTACCGACTGACCTGTAGTCATAGCCGTATTTAACGATGTACCGCTAGATGCTCTAAAGTTAACTGTCCAGTTAGCACTGGCATTGGATGTGTAATACAGAACCGATTGGGTAGTTACATCATAGTTAATCGTGCCTGTAGCGGCTGTAGCAGATATGGTTGCAACCTCGGCAGTATCATTGAGAATCATTGCTAAAGTGCTGGTTGTGCCAGTAAACGTCTTTGTACCTGTGACGGTTTGTATGCCATCTAGCGTC